GCCTTGTATGGATTGGAGCATTCGTGAGTAGTGTAGTATTTTTAAATGAAACTACTGGTAGTTCAGTAGATGGTGTGACTGTTGATAATGTATTTTCTGCAGATTATGATTGTTATAAAGTTGTGGTTCATTATGATGGAAGCACAAATGATACTGCTAACTGTAGATTTATAAAAGCATCAGATGGTAGTTTAGTAGCTGACACTGATTATAACCATGCAACAAAATTTATGTACAACCATACAACACATGTTGATAGCCAACTTACAAATCAACCTGAAATATCAGCAGCTTTTGCAGGGGTAGCAACAGAAGGTGGTGGAGTTGCTTACATACATAATCCATTTGATGCTGATTTTACTTATCTTCATAGCCAAAGTGTAGGAGATGCAGGTAGTTCAGCACCATCTCTTGCTCATTGGACTACTGGTGTATTAAAACAAAATGTTAGTATGAGAGGTTTTAAAGTTTTGAGTGGTAGTGGAACTTTTGGAAATATTAAAATAAGGACATATGGTATATCAAAATGAGTTTAATTAAAATATCAGATACATTAATATCTTCATCAGGAACACACACAGTAAATTTAACAGGAATTAACAGTACATATAATACTTATGTGGTCAAAGTTAGTAATGTAAAAGTTGAGACAGATGATAAAAATATAAGCATGAGAGTAACAAAAGGTGGCGCTCCACAAGATGATTCAACATATGATTATGTCCATGAAAATATAGGCAATGTTGGTACTTTTACGCATACAAATATACAAAATAATAGCAGCTTTGTTATATTTGATAGTTCAAGTAATGTTCAAGGAGAAACAAATAATGCATTAATATACTTGTTTAATTTTCCACAAGCCAGTGAATTTAGTTGGTGTACTTACGAAACTGCTCATATGAATAAAGATTCTAATATGCGTGGTTATGTTGGAGGAGGAGTCCATGAAGTTCAAAGTGCAAGTGATGGTGTTTCTTTCTTTACAGAAAGTTCAGTTGATTTTTCAAATGGTTCAGAGTTTGTTTTATATGGACTTTCAAAATAAAAGTGTGCTAAGATAGGAGAGATATGGCAACAAAAGAAGAATTACAAACCCAATCTAATGCAGAAATAGAAGCTAAAAAAACTGCTAATGGTGGTGATGGTTTGTTTATATCAATCAATGGTGAACGAAGAGAATACAATGATGCTGAATATGAACAAGCTAAATTAGATGATGCAAACCAAAAATGGAATAAACAACAACTTGGTTATATTTCAGATAGGCAAATAGCTTATGGTTCTATACCTGACCAGTTAGATATGCAGTACTGGGATGAGGTAAATGGTACAACTGTTTGGAAAGACCACATAGCTAAAGTTAAATCAGATAATCCTAAACCTGAGTAAATAATATGATATAATCCAATCTATGGATTTTTTATTTGGTTTTATAATTGGTTACACTTGCAAAGAAGTTGTAAGTTATTTAAAAAAATTAGCTAATCAACCTGTACAAAAAGATTGGGATAAAGAATGGGATTGGCTTTCACACGAGGACTTACCATAAATGACAAACAATGGCTATACACAGAAGGAATTACTTAATATGGTCATTGAAAGACTTGATAGATTAGAAGAAAAACTAGATGCAAAACTAGATAAAGCAGAGTTTTACAAAGTATTAACGCTACTCGTAGCATTAGGTGGAGTTGTTGCAGCTATTGTGATGTAATGCTAAGAATACTCTTAGCTATTTTTTTATTAATACCATTACCTGTATTAGCTGACCATGTACCAACACAACCTGCATATAATCAATCAATAGCTTTAGACACAACAACAGGTGATTTAACTATAGGTATATATACATCAGATGGATTTGAGGATAGTCCACCTGAAAAATATACAATATGGTTTACGATTAGTGATGAAACTATAGATACATCTACTGCTTACTGTGTATCTACTTCCTTTGGACATACAGATAATCTTGTATGGAACTACTATGTGTTTTCTTTAGAAGATTTACAAACATACTTTGAAAATCCATATGGTACATTTAGAACAAAGATAAGGTCAGATAATGATACTGACAATAGTTATAGCACACTTACTTTAGAACAAACTATAACTATACCTAATCAATTACCTTTTATAAATTTAGGGGAATGGACTGCACCTACTTCTACTTGTGTAGATACATCTACTACTACAACTACTACAACATCTAGCACTACATCTACTACAACAACTATTCCTGATACAACTACAACAACAATACCTGAACCACCACCACCACCTGAAGAACCTTATGTAGACCCTTACATTAAAGAAGATAAAGAAGTTATAATGGAAGATGGTAGTGTTGGAACATACAGTCAGTCAGATATTGATGATGGTACTGTAGAAAGAGATAATCAAAGGAAAAAAAATGAAGAGCTTTATGGTTGTTACATTACTGATGTTGCTTTGGAACGTGGTGATTGCGAAACTTTTGAAGAAGTTATAGAAGAAGAAGTTATAATTGTAGAAGATGAAGAACAATACGATACCGAAAGAGAGCTTTTTGATGATGATGATATGGTACTTGAATTGGAAACTGAAGATGAGATTGAGGGGGAAGATTTGGAATATGAAGATGATATTATATTATCTGAAGAAGAAATACTTGCCCTTGAAAAGGAAATGGAGATTGATGCAAAGGAACTCGAACTTCTTGAGGAAGAATCGTTTATAGACTTAGAAGAACTTTCTGAAGAAGAACTAGAGGAATTTGTAGAAGTAATAATAGAATTAGAAGAATACATAGAAGAACTTGACGATATAGAATTAGAAGAGATAGTATTTGAGGATATACCTGAAGATATAATAATTATTATAGAGGAAGAGATTATAGAAGATGAGTTGGACAAAGAGATACCAGGAAATGACATCATCAGAGAAGAAACAATTCAAGAAGAAGATGTCAAAGACGAGGTTGTACAGGAAGTAGAAGAACTTACTGAAGAAGAAGTAGCTGTAGAAGTAGCAGAGATTGAAGAAGTTGTAGAAGTTCCTATTGTAGAGGTAGATGCAACAGAAGAAGAGGTTGCTGAAGCTATAGAAGAATATGTAGAAGAATTAGAAACAGAGGAAGTTATAGAAGTTCTCGAAGAAGTTAATGATGTTGGTGTACAGAACTTAGAAGAAGTATCAGATAAAGTACAAGAAGTTATACAGGCAGTAGTAGAAGAAGCTATTGATGATGTTGAAGAACTTACAGAAGAACAAGTTGAAGTAGTTGCAGAAGTATTACAGGTAGAAAAAGAAGATGTCGAAATTATTGCTGAAGCTGTAAAAGAGGACGAAGTCGTAGCTGAAGCTGTAGAAGAATATGTAGAAAGAGCCGTAGAAAATGCAGATGTAGAAAACTACACACTTGCTGATGTTGTTACAGAAGTACAGTATGAATCATTTATAGAAAACCCAATAGAAACATTTGTAGATTTAGATTTTGAAGGTGTAACAATAAGTAACATTGGTGATGATATGACATCAGACCAAAAAGAAAAAGCACAAGAGGTCGTAGTTCCTGTAATCTTGACTAGAATAGCTAGTATGGCAGCTTTTGTATTTAGGAGAAGTTAATGCCTTTGTATAAATTTAGAGATACAAGCGTATCAGAATATGAAATAGAAGCAGATTCAGAAGAAGAAGCTGTAAAAATATTAGATAAATTATGGTGGACAAAAACTAAAAGTATTCGTGGTATGATGAGTGAACAAAAGATTAATGTAAAAGATAAAGTTTGGATTGAATATGATAAGTAAATTGTGGAAATGGTTTATTGAAGCAATAAAAGAAACACTTAATTTAAGTTGGACTTTGGTTGGTTTAGTTATTGCAACGCTGACATTGACAGGGTCTGCACAGCAAGTGACAGGATTAGCTACTGTAATTACTTTAGGTATATGGCTAATAACTATAGGATTTAGGAAAGGAGAATAACATGGGAGAATGTTGTGGTGGTGGATGCTGTGGGGGAAAGTAACTGCTACACTTATATAGATAATAATGGAACACACATAAGCGTGTGTGACTGTAAGAATGGAGGTATAGGTGAAACTCACAGTTGTTAGACATCAGTTTGGAACTGATGCCACCAATGGTTTATTGTTTATTGATGGTATTTTCGAGTGTTATACACTTGAAGACCAATACCAGGCTGTCAAAGTAATGCACGAAACATGCATACCTGAAGGAACATACGATATAAAATTTAGAAAGACAGGTGGTTTTCATGCTAAGTATTCAGAAAGATATAAGAACTCTCACTATGGTATGTTACACATACAAGATGTGCCTAACTTTACCTATATACTTATACACACTGGTAACACTGATGAACATACATCAGGCTGTTTGATTGTAGGTGAAACACAACAAGATTTAGAAATATCTAAAGATGGATTTATTGGTAGCAGTACAGTAGCTTACAAAAAAATGTATGCAAAAGTAGCAGGTCAATTACTACAAGGTAAAGATGTATCTATAGAATATACAACTATTAACAAGTTATTAGAAAAGCCAGTAGATAACAAAGCTAAAGACCATACAGTATTAGCTTCAACTGTTTATGACAAACTACAAGAAATAAATGGTAACGTGCTTACTATTAAATCAAAACTTAGTGGAAGGGTAATAACATAATGTCAGATTTATTCGAGAAGAATAATAGAAGAAGAACCCAAGAGGGGAAGTTCAAGAAGGACTTATGGTGGACACCTTGGAACGAAGCATGGAGTTATAAAATGAGTGAAGACTTAAAAGATATGCTTGAGAGAACTGCCTGGACCTTCATTGAAGCGTTCATTGGTGCATTAACAGTTGCACCATTAGTTGGTGTAGAAGCTGAAACAATTCAGTTAGCTGCATTAGCAGGTGGTGGTGCTGCACTAGCAGTAGTCAAGACATACGCTAAAAAACAAATTAGCAAGTAATTTTATAGCAAAGCCGAGGGTGTTATCCTTTCTACCTCGGCTCTTGCTCAGTCACATTTGTGATATTCAATAATTTCTGCAAAACAATCTTGACAGAAATATTCTTGTCCTGGTACTGGATGAGACATTATTCCTCTTCTCTAGCAGATTGCATTGATTCGTTGTAATCAGTTACAAACTTTTCTATTAAAGTATCCAGCTTACGCATATCCATACTTTTAAGAATAGGACCTTTACTAACTTCCTGACCTCCGCATGAATTAGCTACTTGTATAGCCCAGTTCTTTAGTTGCTTTGGTTCTTTAAATATATTTATTCTATCCATTAGAAAGGTAAGTCTCCATCATCAAGTGTTTTTGGGTCAGGTAATTTAATACCATTTGCTGCAGCAGCATAGTCTTTCCATGCCTCAGGTGTAGTTTTATTATCCATCCACCAAGACTTAGCAAATACCTTACCGTCTACAGTATCTCCTGCTGTACAATTACCCATTAACGTACATCTAAAGTCAGGACTTGTAGGTTTATTTTTCTCATCTGCTTTGTAGTATTTTACAATACCACCACAAAGACATAATAAACCTTGAGTGTTCATAGCAGGTTTTCCATTAGGATGCTTGTCGAATTTCTTATCTCCAAATCCAGCTTCCTTGACTACCTCTATGGGATTGTCAGAAGATGAAGAGACAGGACGTGACTTAACATCCTCTGACTTTCCCTCTGACTTTTTAGGCGCAGGTTCAGAGGTCTCTACTTTGCGCATCTCTTCTTGGCTTGGGCGTTTTTTGTTGCTACCTTGATACATCCAGTTAGCTAAAGCTCTACCTATAGCAGATGTTTCACAGTTTTCCATCCAAGATGTTTTATTTGCAAATCCATCTCCTTTAGTTTCTTGTGCTATACCAGTAGATACGACCTCTCCGTCTCTATATACGTATGCTTTTATAGTTACACATGAACCATCTTCAGTTATGTGAACTACGTCTGTTGTGATTTTTCCTTTTGGATTATCTTTCCAATATGCTTTAAGTCTGTCTTCGACTAATTCATATTCGTCTAAATTGAAATTAGGCATTTATTCCTCCTGTCTCCTAATAATATAATATTATATATCTTCTTGTTTTATAACTACATCTATTTGTTTTTTATTTTGTGCTACACCAAACAGTAAGCATAAAACGTTTACACATACTAATACTGCGTCTTTTATACGCAAGTGTTGACCACAGTAATAACACATAGCTACTCCTCTAAGTTAACCAAATACTCGGCTGTAACTCCTTTATTAGGTTTCACAAACAAACAAAACTGTGATGGTCTACCCATACTAGCTAGTTGTTCTTGTGCAAAAGTGTTGTAACTTTCGGTACTACCATTAACCCATACGCGCGTATCATTAATATACATAGTCGTTGGTGTGTGATAGTGTCCACATACTGCATGTGTAAAGTTTTCCATCAGTCCATTTGCTGCTAATGATTTCCAACCTAATATTTTTTTATTGTATCCATACCAGGGTATACCTGCATGACCTCTTATTTGGTCACCATGAAAGCACATAAACTTAGCTTTAAGACCTAGGTCTGCAACTAAATACCAGTTACGTTCATTACCTCCGTCAGGTACAATAAACTTTATACGTGGTTCATTGGCAAACATTGTCTGTAGGATTTTACCTAGCATACGGTCAGCATTAGTTTCAGGATTGTAATCTCTACGACTACGACCACCCAATGCACCGTGATTACCTATGACCCAGTAAACATCTACTTCTTCAAACTCTGATAGCAGTATTGAGAAAAATTTATGTAGTATCCTTGGACCGTCTACTGTTACTTGACGATACAAAGATGCGTCTATCAAGTGTGATTGTCCAGGAAAAATCAATTCTCCTTCTACTATATCTCCTAAGCACATCACTGCTGCTTTCTTTACAGGATGTGAATGACGTTGCAATCTCGCCAATTCAGAGATTTTATGCGCGTAATTTACAACTCTCTCTTCAGCAGTAGCAGTGTCATACGTAGGTGTAGTCTTTGCTAGCTGAATATCTGATAACAATGGTACACAAATCTCTTCTCCAGCAGTCTTGCGAGACTTTGGTGGAGGTTTGATTGGTGGCAAATCTAAAGATAATATGCCATCTTTCACGGCACGATAGACAGCCTCCATCATGTCAGCATTTTTGTCTTTGAGTTTGTCGATACGCTTAAGTAATCGTTCGTTGGTAGCCTTGAGTTCTGCGTACTTGCCGTCTGTTACCTCAGCAAGTAACTCAGTTATTTCTTCTTTACTTCTTTTAGCCATGACCTCACCGAGACTGGAGTAATTTTTACGTTGTATTCGTCTTCAAGAACATCAGCAATCTTTACTCCGTTTACTTCCTTACCTTGTTTTACTAGATTTTCAACTGCATCAAGGAAGTCTGACGTATCTTTATCAAGATTTTCATACCATTTCCCAGTCTTAGATAGAATATTTTCTAGCAATTTATCTATATCTTTATTCACTTTTTATATGTTACCATAGGTTTGTGACATTTTTTACTATTTAAATAAATTTATAACGCACGCGTATAGAGATAAAATTTTTTTCTTTGACCTCGCACGCGTATTGAGACCAAAAAAAAAGCCACACGAGCGCTTGCGCGTCCGTGTGGCTTAAACTGTAGGATAAATGGATAAAGACCTACAGTTAATAATTAATTATTAACTAAGTTCTCTGCCCATTTCTTAGCTTTTTCTACTGTCATTATAGGTATAATGTTCTTATCTGCAATCTTTTTCATTGCCTCTGTAGTAAGTGTTGGACAAAAATCTACATCCATCGTACCTGATTTAGTTTTGCGAACACCTGAAAATCTACAGTCTGATACAAGTATTCTTGGCTCAAGTTGTTTACCCAACCAGTCAAGTGCAGGACCATCAATAAGATTTTGTTGACCTCTCGATGGTATGTTTTCTACCCACTTACCACCTCTTGCAATAATCTGTAGCTGACCAACGGGTGTGTTGTCAGCTATTATTCCATCATAGTCTTTGTAACGTATATCTTCTCTATCGACACCTGAATACATAGCAATAGTAGCTGCTGGTAACGTATGAACTAACTCTTCTATATCATCTATGTAGAAATCCATAGACCCACTTACATCAATAAGAACTGTACCACCAGGGCGTTTAGTCTTAGATGTAAATATCTTTTTGTCTGTAGCATATCTGTTCATAGCTTTTGGATTTACACCAATGTCTGATTTCTTTTTAGCAACACCGTTAATCTTGGGAGGTAACTTTTTAGTTAGCTTATGCTTTACTATTTCCATAGTACCCCACACTGCACTACCATCAGAACTTCTATTCAAGTGTTCCATGATAGTATTTTGCAACCTTTCAATGTCGGCATCATCAATAACATCGTTACTTGGTATAGTGATATCTAACTCATCTAGTACTTGGCTAGGTAATTGAATATCTCTTGTTTGCATGCTTTCTATATTGTCGTAAAGATATTGTGCAACGTCCTTAATTTTTTTGTTTGGAACTTGTTTGCTATCTTTACGTGTTGACATAACCATGTCATAAGCAGTAAACAATATTTCACAAAACTCTCTGTACATATTAGTTACGTAGCTAGTATCAGCTTCGGCATTGTCATACATGTGTCTATTTGAATAAAATAAATCATTATCGTTATAGTTAAGTTTTGCACGTAACCACTCAATACCACCGATAGTACTAAATACATATTGAGCCATACCTTTAAGGTTCAATGTATTATTCATTACTCCATCAGCAAACCAATCTCTTAGTACATTTTCTTCTAGCTTTTGTTTAGCTGTACGATTGTAGTAATCTAATATGTCATAAGAGCCTATAGATAATTTGTCTGTGTATTTAGTAGCTTTCTTTACAAGATGCCAGTAAGTAGTTATCCTCATAACCATGTCGAGATAATATTTTAGATGTTTGACACCTACAAGTTTTCTATCTCTACTGTGTTTGGCATCAATAACTGCAATAAGATTTTGTAATTTTCTTGCATAGTCACTATCGATATTACCTTCAAGTGGTAGTTGAATAACTTTCTTATCTGTGTTAACGGAGAGGGTTGTACCATCTTGTACAACCCAATCTCCATCTTTTAGTGCTAGTCCTAGTAAAGAACGTTTAGTATTCTTTGAGTTATCTCTAAGCCTAAACATCCTGTAGCTCCAGTGCATCGACTACATCTTCGGCATAAGATTTACCGAAACATACAACCGCAGCGTCTATTCTATCTACACCGTTTTCAACTAGCTTTGCAAATTCTTTCCATGCACGGATAGACATCGGTACAGTTTCATAGTTCACTGCTTCTCTAGCATAAGCACCTTGGTACTGTTCAGGCAAAGTCTGTATCGCATCAGGATGTACAGTATTGATGTCAATCTTTACTGCAAATCTATCAGCCAAAGCCTCAGGCAAATCATCAGGTATACCATTCATAGTGGCTACCACGTTGAAACCTTTACTAGGCTTTACAGTTTCTTTGTCTTGATTTGGTAATGTAAAACGTGCAATGTCTTGGTCGTCTAAAATAGCATGCAGTACAGATGTAACATCAGGTCCTGCGTGGTCTATCTCGTTAAGTACAAGTCTTGTACCTTCTCGCCATGCTTTAATACCAACACCGTCATTCCAATCGAATGTACCTTTCTCGTTAGGAATATAGTGACCGATAAGTTCTGATGCAGAACTATCTACAGTCAACGTAGTGCTGTACACGCTTTTATTATCAGGAACATTAGACTTTACAGCTTGGTAAGTCTTACCAGTTCCAGGTATTCCATAGAGTAAAATCCTTTCGGATTTACCTATGATGTTGTCGAATATACTCCAACATTCTTCCATTTTATTCTCCTATTCTTCCTCAGTTATACTAAGGTTGTTAAAGAAGTCCTTCTCACTCTCGGCAAGATATTCTTCTACTTGTTCAATAGTTGCGTTTGCATCATTAGCAAACTTTTCTTCTGCTTGTTCATACAATGCCTTCTCATAGCTACTAGCTTCAGGCAGGTCTAACCAAGCATAAGGCTTGATGGTAGGTAGTTTCTCCCATGTCTCACCAGGTATATCTAGTGTTATGGTTACCCACTCTAGTGTGTCAAAGCCTGCAAGATTTACATCTTTTGTTTTCAGACCAAACACTTCTACATACTCTTCCATGGTTATGGTAGGAACTTTGAATACGCCTCTTACATGTGGCATAACCAATCTTCCTTGCGCATGGTAGTGAGGCATAGCCATTTCTACTTGAATTGGTATGCCTGTAATAACTACTCTGTCACACTCTTCTCCTTTAGGAATATCTCCTTCAAGGTTTTGTGGAAAGAAACCACGCTTAAGTGTTCTGTTGTAGTTACGTTCGATAGCCATGGCATTCAGTTCGTAAAGAACTTCTTGAGTAATAGCTAGCGTATTGTACTCGTGTGTTTGAATACGGTAGTTTATATGCATTTATTCCTCATCTTTCTTAGTCATTACCATATCAGGTGAGTATCTGCCAAAGAAAGTTGTGTTACCTTCAACAGTTCTTACAGCAAATTGATACCCTCTTGAGTAGTATTTCTTGTTGTAATTCTTGGCTCTAGTCCAAAAGGCTCCACCTTTTTTAGTTTTCTTTTTATCTTGTATATCTAAAACTACCCATCTGTTAGGATTGTTTTCCATTAAGAAGTTCCACCCTCTTGTCTCAAGTAACGGTGTTACTCCAGTCGCAAAGGCGTTTTTCTTCTCAGGTAGTTCGGATACTGTTTCACCTATGTTTAACGTCATAAGTAATCCTCGCTTTCTGCTATCGATAGATAGCTTGAAAGATACGATTAACGTGGTCTGCATTTAGTTGTTTCGTGTCTAGGTAGTAATGAACTACCAACCATTATCATATCCTTCAAGCTACCTACTTTCGGTTACTAATCAACAGGGCAATAGTTTTTATTAGCTCCTACTAATAGATAGCTTGTGTGTGGTATCTCAAGGGCTGCGGATACCTCACGCCTGTACCACCATGTTAAGCACGTACTAACTACAGAAAGGTTGGCAGTACAGGCATGAGCTACCCACATTGAATAGTACGGAGGCACCCATACTAATCTCATAAGTAACTCTTGTATATTTACATATACAAATTTTCATCAGGCTCAACCATTGGAGACCTGGTAAATATCTTTGGCTCGTGTGCAAAGAACTCTATCTTAGGTTCGTTGTTTGCAAGGTTAACCAACATATCTATTTGTTCAAGTGCCTCAGATTTAGTTGTACCATTTGGAAATACAAAGTCTACACTCAATACTTCCTCGTACAATTTACTGTTCTCGTCAACGTATTCGTATACTTCACTCATGACTTCTCCTCTCTTGGACAATCTTTGTATGGGAATTGTTGTTGTTCTTCACATAAACAAAAATTAAATTCTTCTACTTGTTTATTATGAGTAAAGTTAGCTAACTCCCCATAACTCCAATCTTCTTTCATTATACTTCTTCCCTTCTAATGATATCTTTAGCTCTTTCCATACCTCTTACAAATCCCCATACAGAGTTTGAATTACAACCCTCGCACCCTGTCAATCCACTTGTAATATCTATTACTTCATCTTCATCGTATTCAATATCAGAATTTTCTTTAACAAATTCTACTATCTCATCTTCAAATAGTTTTAGTAAATAGTTTGATAGAAATTTATCTAACATTATTCCTCCTCTTCCAAACGGGTCTTAAGAAATTTCTCCATCTCACTAATACCTTCGTCTGCAATATCC